TTACCGCCGCAGTCGTTCCGGCTTCTTCCACTGGTAAGTATTTTTCGCGCTCTCCCTCCGTTGTTGAGAACGGCGACGGTATGCCAGCAACTCAAGGACTCTGGTTCGTATGTTGCGCATATCCACGCCGTTAAGCTCAATACCGTCACGGCGCATCACCTCAGCCACCACACGCGCGTAATTTTCAGCGGTGACTGTATCCGGCTGCGCGGCCTGTTCGTCAGCCAACTGGCTAATTCCACCAGCACAGCGGATTAATCGCAGTATTTCAGATTCGGTCATTATCATGCCTGTTTTGCGACCTCATTCACTACGTCATTTTTTACCATCCGGCTGATAATCAGATTACACAAATCGTCAATAATTGACTGCACTCTGTTTACTGCCATCGGTTTAAGCCCAGCATCACGTGCCAGAATACTGGGGAGTTTTTCCAGTTCCTCGCTTACGATTTCTCCCCATATAGCCATCTCTTTTCGCACATCATCGGCGGGTATGAGTTGCGCCGTTTCCTGTTCGAACTTGAGGCGCTCACGTTCGGACTGATACCAGGCCTTACGGTCGTGTGGCTCCATTTCTTCCAGTGATGCCGGAACGGGAAGATCAAGAAAACAGGTCAGAATGTCAGTCACCCGATAGAGTTTCAGCTTGTCATGTCCTCCGGCTGGCTGGATATTTTTCAGCCTTGCCGCCGCAGTCTGGCGACATATTCCCGCTATCGCCGCCAGCTGGTTAATGTTCAGCATCAGATTTTTCAGTTCCCGATCCATACCCGCTCCAGAATGTTTTAAACATGCATCTTGCAAATATCTTTTAAAAAAGGTCAAAAAACGCGCTGTATGTTGAACGCAAAATAAGCAAAATTAACATACCAAAAATAAAAGCACTTAAAATTCAATATGATAGAAAGATGATGATGACGAATGAAAATGCAAAAACCAGCCTTTTTCCGCGCCGCTCCCGCCCCGTGGCAGACCACCCCACCGGGAGGACCCGTAAAAAAAGGCGGCTATCGCCGCCCTTGTTGTCATGCTCCACTCGATTTCAGTAATCCGCGATAGTCGAGGGCCGCGACACCTGCATCTATGCGCACCTTCCAGGCGACGCCATCAACAGTAAAGCCCTCCTGCTCCTCAAGATATGGCGTATCAATACCATCAAGATAAGCGACCTCTATCGTGTCCATACCCTTTGCCGCTGCCACATACCACTCCTTGTTATTGGCTTTATCAAGACGTGGCTCAACGATTACCTCCGCCATATCTTTCACCACGTTAATGATGCCGGGGTTCTGATTGATAGTGCCCACGCCATCAACCGGAAAGAGTGATGACGATGACAGAATGGCGCGATGTGCGGCAGACTCCAGCGCGGCGGGGACCAGGACAAATGCAGGGGTAATATTCAGCGAATCGCCGTTAGCGTCTTCCTGGAGGCGCATCAGCTTACGGGCTTCGTTAAGCCCCTCCATGTCCATATCCTTCGCAATAAGATTTTTATGATCGGCATGGAATAACGCTTTACCATCCGTAAACTTGCCGTTGCTGGTTAACAGGAGATAAACCAGATTGCCAACTGTTCTGGCAGCTGCGCGTCCCATCGCCATGGGGATTGTAGTTAACTGGGTCAGGTCATCGTTGATAATGGCCTGACGGGTAACGGAAAATATATTCCCGTACGTGGCCAGCGCAATAGGTACACCTTTATCGCTGGTGGTGATGTATTTATATTCCGCACCTTCCGGTACTTTATCCAGCTTTGAAAAACCATTCAGACCAACGCGCTTTGCTTCATGAAAGTTTGAAAGCGAACCGGTACGCGTCCATTTCTGGAACGTTTCGCCGCTGTCCTGCCAGCCTTTCAGTACAGATTTTTCAGCCCCACCAGCCAGAATATGAGAAAAATCACTGCTGCTGTGTGTAAAAGCCGCATTAACAACCTGCGAGCGATTAATAAAACCGCTCACAGTGATACCACGATCAACCAGTGATGCCTGGGCCATTTCAAAAAGACTCATCATCGCGTAAGGGTTGCCTCGTTCAGGCCGTTCATACCCAAGACGGGAATAAAGCCCCTGACGAATTGCATCACCTGTTATGTTTCCGTTTCCAGCATAGATATGAGGCGGGGTATTTTTATTGGATGGCGTGGACTCGCGCCCCAGCTCGTTCAACAGCTTTTCACGGGCCATTTCCGGTGTACATGATGCATCTTCCAGACACGCCATTTTGATCCCGTCGTAACGACTGCCGAACAGGCTAAACACTTCACTTATTCCATTGATGCGCTTCTGTTCATTACCAGCAATATTTGCCGCTCCCTGTGGCGGTGTAATCATTCCTTTAATGGTTTCCGGCATATGTAAAAAATCTCCTGTGCGTTTCGATTCAATTCGCGCCATTGCTCTGACGGATGGCAACAATTCATCAGCAAAACCGTGCTTAAGGCATTCTTTCCCATCCATCCAGGTTTCATCCTCCAGCATGGCGGTAATTTCCTGTGCTGATTTGCCCGTTTTTCTGGCATAAGCAGGGATTAACACGGTTTCCACCTTATCCAGCAAATCAGCATAATCACGCATATCGCCAGCATTTCCGCCAGAGATCCCCCACGGTTTATGGATCATCATCATGGCGTTCTCCGGCATCACTACACGATCGCCAGCCATTGCGACCACCGAAGCCATTGAAGCCGCAACACCATCGATATAAACCGTAATGTCTGCCGGATGATTCCGTAGCAGGTTATAGATGGCGATGCCTTCAAACACATCACCACCTGGTGAATGGATCCTCAGATTGATATGTGAAACATCGCCAAGGGCTTTCAGGTCTTCCGCGAACTGCTTTGCAGTAACACCGAAGCCGCCAATCTCCTCATAGATAGATATATCCGCCGCTCCGCGAACATCCGCCGCCTTAATGGTGTACCAGTGATTCATTGCTCACTCTCCGATGCAAAACCACTCTGATTAAGCCAGGCGTTTACGGCATGCCTGACAATCTGCGCCACACCTGGTAATGGTTGGTCAGGATGATGATTTATATGGTCGATCCTGTACTGCTTAAGGCGCATAACGGTCTGCGCATCCAGATGAACGGAACCGCCTCTGATATCGCCTGTGTTCAGGTCATTAATACAACTCACAACAACTTCCTCTGACTGACTAAACTATACATAGTATCGATCTACAAAAGTGGTAAATAAACATATTTTTACCATAAAAATCGATTTATAATCTTTATCATGTCTTGTATCTTCTAATCACTTGCAACCACTGACACAGGAAGAGAATGGAACTTACTGATACTCAAAAAATTTTTCTGAATAATGCGGCTAAAAGATCTTTCAGAGACATGGCTGATCAAGATTATCTAACTGCTCGTATTTGCTTTAAAAACAATCTTCCTTTCCAATTTTTATGGATGTCTCAACAAGCAATTGAAAAATATATAAAATGCATTCTTATTTTTAATAGAATCCCTGTTAAAAATATTGGACATAATCTTGTTGCAGGAATTAAAAAAATTAATGATATTCCATATATTAAACTAGATCTGAGTGATAAAAGCATATATTTCATAGAGTATCTAAATGACCAAGGACCAAATAGATACTTCCAAAAAGTCATGTATACTAATGGGTTTGAAATTATTACATTAGATAGAACTGTATGGGAATTACGCAGATACTGCCGCTTACTAAATTATCAACTCAAAACCCCTAAAGGTGAGCTAATAGATATGCTAGAAGTAGAATTACGGAAAATTGAGCACTCAAGGAATGTACCGCCACATAAATATAAAATCACAGATGGTTATTTGGAAAAGCGATTAAAAGACAATAAATATAATCACGGAAACATTTTAACATGGAAGAATCTATTTTTTGGGAAGACGAAAAAGAACACAATAAAAATTGGACGCTCACAACGTATCAGTTACCCTACTCAATATATACATCCTGAAAGCTTAGAGTTATTCAATAAATTTTTCAAAACTAACTAACTTATAGCGCTTATCTATTAATCCAGCAAACCAGAAAAGTGTTTGCTGTTATGTACGTAATACTAAGCGACAAATATCCTCTTATGGCTAACTACCTGTCGGCTAAAACTTAATATTCCATGCTGTAATAAAATTTTTGTATTTTAACCCTTCACCTGTTCACCTTTTGCTATTTTCTCTTTCAATTCATAATGTTAAGGGGTGAACAGTTTCACAAAAACTATTCACCAACTGTTCACCACTGTTCACCCTTGCAGCTCAATAAACAATCAAAAAGGTGAACAGTGAATAGTTTGGTGAACAGTTCATAAATAACTGTTCACCCTATAATATAATGATATAAAAGACATTTATGACGGGGTGAACAGTGGTGAACAGTTATTCCATAAGTTTAATTTTTGCTATCGTCATTAGTGACCGATACACATGATGGCATCCAGTCTTCTGATTCCTCCGTCAGTGTCACGTTTGAACGCAAACCGTGCTTCGTTTTCCGTTTCATATACTCCCTGCCATATTCCGCCATTGCCCCCGGCATATCTTTACCGAAGCGCGTCAGTGTTACAGGTTTACCAAACCCATGTGCCCTCATATAAGCCAGATAGGCATGATAGAGATACCTGCGTGGGCTGAATGGCACAATTTCAGCATTACCCACTAACAGGCCATCACACATTACCGACGCCATGAGATAGCCGCAGAAGTCCACCAGCGAATCCCCCTCTCGCTTTATCGCCAGTGCTTCTTCAGATTTCTGCTGCTCATATAACAGGCGTCTGGCTTCGTCCTGGTCAGCAAACCGTGTAAGCAGATGGCGAATCACTACCGCCAGCTCACCTTCTATTTTTTCGGCCAGCATTGGATCACGTTCGTTCTCCGGTACAACTTCCGAAAAATTGAATATCACCCGACGACGTGAGATCCCCCCGCTGCGGTCACTGAATGACATGGCGTTATTGTTAACCGCCAGCACTACTGCCGGAATACGCGTTGAGTAGGGGGCTTTGTGTTTCGGGTCAATTGCCACCTTGTCACCGCCTGTAATAGCCTTAATCCCTGCCCCATCACCAGCGTAGCGGGTCATATCCGGCATGATAATCAGCGAAAAGCCAACCACTAACGCGCGTTCCCTTGCATCTTCCAGCGCCTTCATGCTTGCCGATACTGTGTTGGCCTTACCCGCCAGCATGGTGCAAATCTCCGCCATCACGCTTTTACCACTTCCCCCTGGACCTGTTACCTCAATGAATAACTGCCAGTCGTACCGGTTCGCCAGCACCATGAATAATGCAGCCAGTACGCGATCCGCCTTGCGGTCATTCTCAGCCACCGAACGGCGTAACCACTTCCAGAAATTCGGCGCATGTGTTGCCAGCGTTTCCCCCTCTGCTGGTGGGCTGAAAGGTAATTCACTGGCAATTAACAACCAGTCGTTTTTGTTATGCTCCCGAAAATTACCTGTTCTGGTATCAAATACCCCGTTACTGAATCCAATCAGGTTACGGGCTGTATTCCCCATTACAGGCAAACTTAACTTCATGGTATCGACCGCCGATTTAATGGCGTTCTGCGAATAGCTGATCTCCGCATCAATGAAAATCTGTGCCATAGCTCGCTGTAATTCTTTATCCTGTACTGGCTCCCATACAACGCCGTTGTAATGGTGAACAGTGTCAGAGTCAGCATGAATCGCCAGTTCACCGCCATAATGTGCCAGGAGAACTTCGCCGCGTTGACTTGCTCCCATCTGGTTAAGCGCCAGTGATGAAGCGTTATCGTCTTTTACCCGCTCTTTTTTCTTTACAGGCAGTTCAACTACCTTTTTCTTTTCCGCCAGCTCTGCCCGTTCACGTTCCAGATATTCGTGCCAGTTCTCCCGTTTCTGGCTGTGCATTCCTTCAGGATAATAATCAGCATCCCTGACACCTGCCGCTGCCAGTTTCTGCCCGATGGTATTAACAAGCACCGGACGCAATAACCCCGCCTGATAGAGACGCACGCGATAGCGTCCGTCCGGTACGATTTGCAGGTTGTCCAGTTCGGCAAGTTGTTGCTCTCCAAGCCAGACAGGTGGCACGTTATCGCCTGCCAGTCGCCCGTCCTGTTCCTGCCACTGCTTCGCATGTGCCCACGCATCACTACCCGCAAAAATGATGACTTCCGTCATTTTGTCACGCGGCTGGTGTTTTAAATTTGGCGCTTTTTTCATTTCTGCTCTCTCCACGCGGCAATCATGTTTTTCAGTTCCTGTAGTTTTTTATCAACATCCATACATGACACATGATTATTTCTGGAAAGCGGGATTTCCCGCCTGAATCTGCTAATAAAGATCTCCACGTTCAGCGAACTATGAAATGAATAGCCATCACGAATAAAATACACACGGTCAAACATCAGTTCTTTTACCGTTACTCTGTTACCGTTCTTATCCAGATAAATAGCGCCGGGGATAATTTTGGGGTGTGCATAACCGCTGGCAGTCAAGCCAGATAAATATGTTCTCATGATTATTTATCCCCGATTTGAATCAGTATTCGCTTTCTTTATGGCATTTAATGCATCTGCGGCATTTTCAATGGTGCACCGTAACGAAATATCAAACTGCCCAAGCATTGCCAGTAACAAACCGATATTACCCATATCAATGCGCATAGCCTTTTCGTCATAGTCCTCATTTTCTGACGCATGCCACATCAGGCTACCAATTGACGCAATACCCATTGATATATTGTCAGTAGCCCCATCCGCAGCGGAATAAACCTTTTTAGCAATATCATGCTCACAGTTAAAATGCGGATTAATCAGGTACTGGTAATTTGACATATCAGGCATGGCACACCCCCTGACGAATACGGGCGGCGAATATCATCACGCAGCCAGCCGGGGATTGCTGGCGTGCTTCCTGTTCGCTGGTGGCCACGATGTGAATCACGCGCGGTTGTGCCGTGCTCAGGGCGATAAAACGCCAGATGAATTTATTCAGGTTGTGCGAGTCCCGCCCTTGCGGGTGTGTGGTATGATTTAACATAGCTACCTCGATACTTCTGCTATCGTTGGTGGTTAGAAGCCCGGTTAGTGTTAGCGCACTGCCGGGTTTCGTCGTTTCTGCACCTTGCATCAACAAGGTGTTAAACACCAATTTAAGCCTAGGTGTTAAACACGTCAAGTGTTGAACACTTATTTTTTTTCCTGCATACTGCATTTGTTTTTTGTAAGGAGTACACAACATGGCGACAAAAGCAGTAAACGCAAAATCACAAACAGTTGCGGCAAGGGTTCCGCATGAAGTTATGAACAATGTTGAGGCGGTAAAAATGCCTGGTGAAAGTACAGGGCAGTTTGTAACAGCAGCATTAAAGCGAGAAGTTGAATACCGCCAGCGTCGCAAGGCCAAAGAGCAGGAGTAACCATCACCAGCGCCGTGGTGCGGTGAACTGTGGCGCACAGGGTTACAGGTATCTACGATGACTGACAAATCATTAAAGAAATTATCCTCATCCAAGAAAAAACAACGCAAAAATGCGGTAAACGAACATGAACCGGAGAGATTCGCACCATGTGCGTTTATCCTTGAGAAGTACCTTAAAGAGTATTCTAGGAAAATACGCTCATTGCAGGCATGGCAGCGAATCGAGCCAGACTGATAGCATTGCCCACTAGCCGACAACCTGGTATTCTGGATATGCTCAAGTTTAGTGTTATGCCACTGGCGACCGCCCCCGGTCGCCTTTGTTTTATGTGTCATAGCTCCCCCCTAGGCTGCCTTACCTGAATTAACGCGGTCACGGCTTTGCACCCAGTCCATAACTTCGGAAAGCAACCAGCCTACAGAACGCCCCCCAAGATTACGGCGAGACGGAAAGCCCCCTTTCTTCTCCAGTTCGTAGCGTGTAGTACGGCTGACGCCTGTTAACTTACGACATTCATCCTCACGAATTACGCGATCTGTTAGTGATTGAAATTGTGTATTTTGATTCATAAAAACACCCTCGAACGTAACCGAACGAGGGCATCTTATTTACCATAGCAGTTGGTGCAATATTGGAAAAATAAACTTTATTCTAATTTATCGTTCTCCATGA